CTTGTAACAAATCACGTTTATGATGTTGTTGGTGCATACATTCCAATGAAAGAAATGTCTGGTGGTTCTGGCTTGAAGTACACGGCATCTACAATCGTATATCTGTCTAAGAAGAAAGACAAAGATGGTACTGAAGTTATTGGCAACATTGTTAAAGCAAAATTACACAAGAGCCGTTTAACAAAAGAAAATAAATTTGTCGAAATTAAAATTACATACAGTAAGGGCTTAGATCGTTATTACGGATTGCTTGACATTGCAGAAAAGTATGGCATCATCAAGAAAGTCTCTACTCAATACGTATTGTCAAATGGTGTAAAAGTTTTTGGTAAGAACATCAATGCTGAACCAGAAAAGTATTTCACTAAAGACATTCTAGCCTTAATTGACGAAGCATGTAAAAAAGAATTCATGTACGGACAAGATAGCGTTGGTGGTGTTGAAGATGAAGAAGAATTGGAGTTAGCCAATGAAGATTGAAGAAACTTATGAAATCGCTGAAAGCGATATCAAATACAAAGATAAAGATGTTGTCGCAACAATCAGAATTACCGCTGGCGACTTTAAAGATACTGTATTTCATTTTGGTGAAATTAATTTTGCCGAAGAAGAAAATCCTGACGGAACCTATTCAATCGGCTTCAACTATGATATAATAAGCGAAGAACACAAAGCGTTACAAGGCACAGAAAACTTTGAAGCGCACCTCGGTGAAATTTTAAATGATCTTCTAAGACATGCATTAGACGAAGCAGAGAAAAGGTATAAGAATGAACTTGGAACAAAAGATACTGAAACACCTGATATTGGATGAAGAGTATACACGAAAGACTTTACCATTCATTAAAGGCGAGTATTTTCAAGAGTCTTCAGAAAAACTATTGTTTTCTGAAATTGAAAGTTATGTAAATAAGTATAACACAATGCCAACGCAAGAAGCACTGGCTATTGAGATTGACAAGAGAATTAATCTAACAGATGACCAGCACAAAAAAACTATTGCACTAGTCAAACAAATTACAATTGATCCTGAAGTATCAGATACTAAATGGTTAATTGATGCTACAGAAGACTTCTGCCAAGAAAAAGCTATCTACAATGGCATCATGCAAAGCATTCAGATTCTTGATGACAAGAATAAGAACAGTACAGAAAAACTTGATAAAGGTTCAATCCCTAAAATTCTAGCAGATGCGCTTTCTGTTTCTTTTGATAATCACATTGGTCACGATTTCATTGATGATGCAGAAACCCGATATGATTTCTATCATAAAGTTGAAAGACGAATCCCATTTGACCTTGACTATCTGAATAGAATCACTAAAGGTGGACTTGCAGAAAAATCTCTGAACATTGTTCTTGCTGGTACTGGTGTCGGTAAATCTTTGTTCATGTGTCATTGTGCGGCAGCCAATCTAACGATGGGTAAGAACGTTCTCTACATCACAATGGAAATGGCTGAAGAACGTATTGCAGAACGTATCGATGCTAATCTGATGAACGTTGAACTCGACAGACTGATTGGTATGCCCAAAGAAACATACTTGAAGAAAGTTGAATCTCTACGTGAGAAAACTAAAGGCAAGTTAATCATCAAAGAATATCCAACCGCTAGTGCAAACGTAAATCACTTTTCGCATTTGTTGAACGAGTTGAAATTAAAACGTCAATTCATTCCTGATATCATCTACATTGACTATCTGAACATCTGTTCTTCCGCACGTATGAAGATGGGTTCTTCTATTAACTCTTACACATACATCAAAGCAATTGCAGAAGAATTGCGTGGGCTTGCAGTTGAGCATAAACTTCCAATCGTATCAGCTACACAAACAACAAGAAGTGGTTTCACAAACTCAGACGTTGGACTTGAAGACACTTCAGAATCATTTGGTCTGCCAGCTACAGCAGACTTGATGTTTGCTTTGATTTCAACCGATGAACTTGCAGACTTAAATCAGATTATGGTCAAGCAATTAAAGAATCGATATAGCGATCCTACTACCAATAAACGATTCGTAATTGGTGTTGACAGAGCAAAAATGAAACTGTATGATGCCGAAGAGTCAGCGCAAACTAACATTTCAGACAGTGGACAAAGTCAGATCGATGATGATAAACCAGTATTCGATAAGTCTGGATTTGGCAAACGAATGCAGAAAAACAGAGATTTTGGCAATCTAAAGGTTTAATTTCATAATGTGAAATACCAGTCTTTCACTAAATATATGTTGACAGGATACCATAAATGGTGTTACAATAGACATAAGATAGGAAAAAGATATGAAACTCAATCTAAGGTCAAAAGGTGTCATATTGACACCAAAAGAACGAAAAATTATGAAGATGGCTACGCATTTTTATGCAAGCCGTTTGATGAGTGATAGGTTATCAGATTCTTTAGAAATCAATGTAAACGTCATACAAGATTTTTACACAAAAAACAAAATACTTGGTGAAGCGTTTCCTAAAGATGATGTTCTAGGAATGCCAAGCAATAAACAGTTTGTAATAAATCTAGAATGGAATAAACTGGGCAAACGTGTTCTACAATGCCTTGCACATGAAATGGTTCACGTAAAGCAATACGCTAAAGGTGAATTAAAATTCCATGAAAGAAGGAACTTGGTGACGTTCCAGCGAGAACAATACCAAGATGATGACTATTGGGAATCACTATGGGAGATTGAAGCATATGGACGTGAAATCGGACTCTATCAAAAATTTAAGCCTACTCTTAAACTACTTAAGAAAGAAATTTGAAATGATTAAAGTGTCAGAATGGTATAACTGGATTGTACGTCAGTTTGGTGAAATCTGTGGTTGGATTGGATTGATTTTAATTCACGGTTCTACAGTACCAGTAACGTACTTAGCAATTAAAGGTGAACCTACAGTATTGCCTCCATTAAGTATGGTTGTACTTATTTGGTCTGGACTGTTGCTATTTTTTATTCGTTCTGCAATTATGAAAGATAAGTTATACATGCTGTCGAACGGCATTGGGTTTTTCTTGCAAAGTATTATGTTAGCATTCTTGGTATTCAAATGAGCGTAGAAGCAATCAGAGTATATAACGATAGGCTGTATGACCAGCTTATTCTCAATAAAACCGAAAGAAGAGTTGAGGAACTACGTTTAGAAGAACGTAGGGTTAAACATCTACGTGAAGTGTCAGAACAAGCACGAATTGAAATGAATCGTAGAATGAATCGTCCTGGACAGAATGTAGATAGAATGGCATAGAGTGAAATCCATATCACTGTTTGTCAATCATCCAGAGTGTTCTACAGATTGTTGTGATGGGATGATTAAAGCATTATCGCCAAACTATAAAATTAATCTATTCAATGTTGATAGTGATTTACTGACTGTATTAAACAATACAGATGTAATTGCATTTCCTGGAGGTATAGGAGATGCAAGTTCTTATGATAAATTCTTTAGACGCAAACAAGCTAACATGATAGCAGACTTTGTTGAGTCTAAAGGATATTATCTCGGAATATGCATGGGTGCATATTGGGCTGGTAGTTATTATTTTGATATTCTAAATGGCGTTGAACCTGTTCAATATATTAAACAAAATACAGCAGACATTCGTAGGTCTTATTCTACTGTTGCAAACGTGACGTGGAATGGCAAACCAGAAACGTTGTTTTTCTACGACGGATGTGCATTGACTGGCAATCTAGAACGTGCTAAAATAGTCTCTACTTATGCGAATGGTGATGCTATGGCAATCATTCAAAATCGTGTGGGTGTGATTGGTTGTCATCCTGAGAGTCAGAAGTATTGGTATGAGAAGCCTAGAGCGTATATATCAGAATACTGGCACGAAGAACGAAACCATAAATTATTGTTAGACTTTGTTGACGAACTTACATCATGTTAATTTACACATACCAAAAATCAAAGAAGAAAAAAACTCCTGCAAAGAAAGTTGCAGAGTATCAAAAGTGGCTTGACAACCTGCCGACCACTTCATTCTCTAAAGGTTTCAAAAAACCTAAGACAGTAGAAGCATACAAACCCCCAAAAGCACACATTCGTGAAACTCCCAACTATCCCAGTTTAGCTACAGCTGGTGACAGTTGCACTAAGCCTGTTTATGGCAAAGTTTACACTGGTGACAAGATGATTGGCATTGGTACGCTACACAAAAGCAATGCAGTTCCTATTTTCTCTGATGATGACGCAAAAGATCAAGCATTGATGCGAAGATAATTATAAATAGGTCTATAGCAACAACAGACCTATTATGTTTAAATTTAAAGAATATCTTATTGAGAAGAAAAACACTCACATGGAACATGCGGAAGACGATGTTCT